CTAAAGTTGAACCTACTGTTGTTTCTACTGACGAACCTATTGTTCAATTACACGTTCAACTCGCTTTACAAACTGATACTAAACCTACTAAGACTAAATCTACTAAGACTAAATCTACTAAGACTAAATCTACTATTAATAAACCACCTATTATAGAAACCGCTGTTGTTCCTACTATTGAAAGTGACAACAAACCTATTGAAACCGCTGTTGTTCCTATTGAAAGTGATAACAAACCTATTGAAACCGCTGTTGTTCCTATTGAAAGTGACAACAAACCTAAGAAAATTAAAAAAGTTAAAAAAGATATTCAAACTTAAAGTTTATAACTCTTAATTATTTTTTTTACTTGTTAATAACTTGTTAATTACTTGTTAATTACTTGTTTATTACTTGTTAATTACTTGTTAATTACTTGTTTATTACTTGTTTATTTCCTTTGAATACCGTTTTTGTCCTTTGCAGGAAAATTGAAATTTTTTTCCAAGTTTTTTTTGTTAAACTTTAAAATTACAATAAAATGGAACAAGAATACTTTGAAATACCATATACCAATGTTGATTATCAAATTAAATTTGATTATTACAATATTTCAAAATATGAGATGTATAGATGTGCTAAATTATATATTAACGGTGCGGTTTGGGGTTCCTTTTCAATTATTGGTTCTCCATTTAATGCAGAACCAGAATCCATACCTAATTTAATGGAAATAAATATTGATCATCCATATCGTAATTTGGGATTTGCAAAATTACTGATTCAGCAAATGATTCTTAAAATTCAAGAAATGGAATCTCATATTGACCCAAATATTTTATTATATGTTGATTCTGATATTACTGATGGATTCTTCCATTATATAGGTTGTAGGAATTCTTATAACCCAAATTTTGATAAACAAATTAATTTTAATAATTTAAATAAATACGCTTTTATTTAGATGAAAAATTGATTTTTTTTATAAAGGAGGGGGTCGTAGGGGGACACAAGGGCTTAGCGGAGCAAGCCCCGCTAAGGTCGCGAAGCGACCTACCGTCGGTCTCCCTTCAGGGAGACCTTAGACCTTGGTACTGCGTAGCACCCCTACAAAATTGATTTTTTTTAATTGTATAAAAACCAATAAATGACTGACTATAGTGTAACAAATTTAGATTTATCCTGTATTGGATTAAAATTATTACCTGATGATATACATTGTTATACTAATTTAAAAATATTAGATTGTTCGTGTAATCTATTTACATCAATACCAGACAATCTTCCTGATTCTATACAAGAATTACATTTTGATGATAATTTTTTAAAATCATTACACGACAATCTCCCTCATTCTCTAAAACTATTAAATTGTAGTGATAATTTATTAACATACTTACCTGACAATCTTCCTAATTCTCTCCAAATATTATATTGTAATGATAATAAATTGACTTTCTTACCCGACAATCTTCCTCGTTCTCTCCAGAGATTAAATTTTTCCGATAATAAATTAACATCCTTACCTGAAAATCTTCCGAATTCTCTCAAAGATTTAAATTTATCAAATAATCAATTAACATCATTACCTGACAATCTTCCTGATAATATGATAGAATTATATTGTCCTTATAATCAATTAATATCATTACCTGAAAATCTTCCTCATTCTCTCCAAAATTTACATTGTTATAATAATCAATTAATATCATTACCTAACATTATTCCAGATTCTCTCCAAATATTATGTTGTCAAAATAATCCATTTTATGATGAATTAGATTATGAACTTACCATAGAAACATTACCAAGATATATAGAAGAACAACAGTCAAAAATGTTTCATTATATTTTGAAGTAATAGAAAAATTGAAATTTTTTTCTTAAAATTACAACAACATAATACAATGGTTAAAAATACAACAGGCGGAAAAGGTTCAAAAGGTTATGCCCGAAAAAATGAAATAACATCATCCAATAAACTTCGATTATCTCAACATTCTGATGAAGTTTATGCTTTTGTAATAAAAGCATTGGGTAATTGTATGTTTCACGTAAAAACCGAAAAACATAATCAATTACTACTTCATTTACGCGGTAAGTTTTCGGGTAGAAATAAAAGAAACAATTTTGTTTCAGTGGGTTCATTCGTTTTAGTTGGATTACGTGATTTAGAAAAACCAAATTATAAAGAATGTGATTTACTGGAAATTTATACAGACCAAGAGGTAAAAAGATTGGTCTCTTTTCCTGAATGTTCTTTCTTTTCTCATATTTCTGTGGACTCTATAAATAATAATCAAGATAATCAAGATGACGATATAATATTTACCAATAAAGAGGTCGAAATTATACAAACAAAAATAGAAAAAGAAAAAAATAGTATTGAAGAAGAAGAAGAAGAAGAAATAAATATTGACGAAATATAAACCATAGTAATTAATATGTATAAACTTATATAAACATTTTTTTATTGTATATATATGAAATTGCTTATTGTTGAATCGCCAAGCAAATGTAAAAAAATAGAAGAATATTTAGGTTCAGGATATAGATGCATTGCTACAAAGGGGCATTTTCGTTCTTTAAAAAATTTAAAATCTATAAATACAAAAACTTTTTTTCCGTCATTTCAAATAGATGAAACAAAAATGGATACAGTAACTAAAATAAGACCCATTATAGAATCATATAATTCATCCGATATTTTATTGGCAACAGATGATGATCGCGAAGGAGAAGCAATTGCTTGGCACATTTGCCAAGTATTTAATTTACCATTGACAACTCCAAGAATTATATTTCACGAAATTACCAAACACGCATTATTAGAAGCAGTAAAATCGCCGACAAAATTAAATATGAATCTTGTTTTTTCTCAACATTCTCGGCAAATATTGGATATGATTGTTGGATTCAAAGTATCCCCATTTTTATGGAAATATATTTATGGTAACAAAACAAAATCATTGTCAGCAGGTCGTTGTCAGACACCAGCATTAAGATTGGTATATGAAAATGAAAAAAGCAAATCCGATGAGATTGAAACAAAATATAAAACATCAGCCTTTTTTTTTGAGTCATTGTATAAATTTGAGTTAAACCATGATTATATTTTAGAAACAGAAATGATTGATTTTTTAGAAAAATCGTTGGTTTTTAATGACCATAAACTTTGCATTTCACAAAAGACTGAATCAATACAAAATGCACCACGTCCATTCAATACATCAAGTCTTTTACAGTGTGTATCAAATTCGTTGCATTATTCCCCAAAATATACAATGAAATTATGTCAAGAATTGTATCAAAAAGGACATATTACATATATGCGAACAGACAATACAAAATATTCGCCTGTTTTTATAAAAGAAGTATCGGATTATATTCAATGCACGTTTGGTGAGAGTTATATTGGAGATATTACCAAAGTTGAAGAAAATGCAAAGGGTATTAACCTTGCACACGAAGCAATACGTGTAACACATTTAAATACCATTAATGTTAATGACGAAAAATGCAATGCATTGTATTTGTTAATAAGAAAAAACACCATAGAGAGTTGTATGTCTACTGCAAAATATGATATATCACAAATAAAAATAGATGCACCAGATGATAAAAAATATATTTATACTATTGAAATTCCGAAATATTTAGGATGGAAACGTTATTCGATTTCTCTTTTACAAGAAACGGAAATTCAAAAGTGTGAGACTGCAAAATTATTTTTTTTTCAAACACTCAATCCTCAATGTGTAATTTATCCAAACCATATTGAATCTTTGGTTTCAATCAATAAAAAACATCAACATTATACTGAAGCATCACTGATTAAACAATTGGAAAAATTGGGAATTGGACGCCCTTCAACATATTCGATGATAGTTGAGACAATACAAGAAAGAGGATATGTTTTAAAACAAGACATTAAAGGAGAAAAATTAACATGCGAGGAATATAAAGTTCATGGAGGAAAAATTGTCAAAACAAGTCGAGAGAAAATATTTGGAAACGAAAAAAATAAACTATTAATAACGCCTGTTGGTATATTAACAATAGAATTTTTACTCTCTCATTTTGAAGAATTATTTTCATATAAATATACCCAAAAAATGGAATCCTCTTTAGAAGAAATGTTTTTAGGAGAAGAAGAAGAAGAAGTTTTGGAATCAAAACGAGAGAAAATATGCAAAGATTGCTATGATTATGTGAAGACTTTATCCAAACCCCTTTTGAAAATAGAAAAAAAAACATATCCAATTGGGGAATCAGGGTACGATTTAGTTTTTCAACAATTTGGGGCTTCTCTCAAAAGAGTATTAGGAGATGGCACAATAGAGTATAAGGCAGTAAAAAAAGGATTGTCGATTGATTTACAGCGTCTTTCAATGGGGGAATACAATTTAGATGAATTGATAGAAATAAAAGAAGATATTTTAGGAGAATATGAGGGAAAAGAAATGAAAATAAAAACGGGAATGTATGGTCCTTACGTCGAATGGGGTTCTTTGAGAGAAAGTATAAAATCAATAAAAAAACCACTCAATGAAATATCTCTCAATGATGTTGTCGAGATGTTGGAAAGTAAAAAGGGCGTTGAGGTTGACGGTAATACATCACGCAATCGTCCCAAAATGCCGACTGTAAAAACAACAGGACCAAATATTTTAAAATCAATCACGAATGATTTGAGTGTCCGTAAAAATGTAAAAACGGGGGAACCCTATATTTATTATATGAAAAAAGGAATGACGAAACCGCGATTTTTTTCATTGCAAAAGTATAAAGATACTTATTTGGAATGTGATGTAAAAGTGTTGAAAGAATGGATATTTCAAACTTACATCAGAAAAAAGTAGGGGCGCTACGCCGACAGTCGGTCTTTCTTCAGTGAGACCTTAGACCCCTTCTTAATTTGTTGATAAAAAAAAAGATATTTGTTGATAAATAAAGAATAAGCTCTCGGATTTATCAAATAAAAGGAGGGGGTCGTAGGGGGACGCAAGGGCCAAGGTCGCGAAGCGACCGACCGTTGGCGCGAAGCGCCTTTTAGCGGAGCAAGCCCCGCTTTAGACCTTGTTGATACTGCGTAGCGCCCCTACAAAATTGATTTATTTTTCATTATTTATATTTCCTATAAAATGGAATTGTTACCTTGGATTGATGAAACAAAATTAAACTGGCAAAGTTTGTCTCGAAATCCAAATGCGATAGATTTATTGAGAGAAAATCCTGATAAAATTGATTGGTATTGGTTGACTGGAAATCCGAATGCGATTGAATTATTAAGAGAAAATACCGATAAAATTGAATGGGAATGTTTGTCTCAAAATCCGAATGCGATTGAATTATTGAGAGAAAATCCCGATAAAATTGATTGGGATAGATTGTCATTTAATCCGAATGCGATTGAAATATTGAGAGAAAATCCCGATAAAATTAATTGGAGAAGGTTGTCTCATAATCCCAATGCGATAGAATTTTTGAGAGAAAACCCCGATAAAATTGATTGGTATTGTTTGTCTGATAATCCAAATGCGATTGAATTATTGAGAGAAAACCCTGATAAAATTGTTTGGTATTGGTTGTCTTATAATTCGAATGCAATAGATTTATTAAGAGAAAACCCTGATAAAATTTATTGGGAATGTTTGTCTCATAATGAAAATGCAATAGATTTATTAAGAAATAATTTCGATAAAATTAATTGGTATGCGTTGTCTCGAAATCCGAATGCGATAGAATTATTGAGAGAAAACCCTGATAAAATTGTTTGGAGCTTCTTGTCTCATAATCCAAATGCGATAGAATTATTGAGAGAAAACCCTGATAAAATTGATTGGGATAATTTATCTAAAAATCCAAATGCGATAGAATTATTGAGAGAAAACCCCGATAAAATTGAATGGGTATGGTTGTCTGAAAATCCGAATGCGATAGAATTATTTGAAGAAAACCCTGATAAAATAAATTGGGATATATTGTCTTTAAATCCAAGTATATTTCAATATCCTATGATTTTGAAATAAATGTTGTTGGAAAATTTTGATATAGCTCTCGGATTTATCAAAAAAAAGGAGGGGGTCGTAGGGGGACGCAAGGGCTTAGCGGAGCAAGCCCCGCTTTAGACCTTGGTTCCCCTACAAAATTGATTTTTTTTTCAGAAGTTTTAAAAACAAATGACTGACTATAGTGTAACCACATTAGATTTATCAAAGCAACATTTAACAGAGTTGCCTAAAGATATTCATCTATATACCAAATTAAAAAAATTGTATGTTTCTTTTAATTATTTAACCGAACTGCCTAATAATCTTCCTCCTTCACTAATAGAAATACGTTGTTACAACAATAATCTGGAGTCATTACCTGATACACTTCCAGACTCACTTGAAATTTTATCATTTGATAATATTGATATTCACGATGATTATGATGTTGATGATTTTGGTATAACAATAGCAGAATCCTATAGAGATTATTTAGAAAATAGAAACATCATTACTAGTTTACCAAACCTCCCCAAAACATTAAAAACTTTATCCTGCATTTATACAGATTTGAAAGATTTACCTGAAATTCTTCCCCCATTGCTTGAAACATTAGACTGTTCAGGTAATGAATTATATAAATTGCCCGATATACCGCATTCCCTTAAAATATTACATTGCAGTAATAATCAATTGATGTGTTTACCCGATTTACCTGACACTATAGAAATATTATATTGTGAAGATAACCCTTTTTGTGATGAATTGGATTTTGTAGTAAATGAAAAAACATATCCGGAATATTTGAAAATAAGAGAAAACGCAATAATATGTAAATGAAACGAATGATTCTCTCTTTTTTTTTCGGCAAGTAATGTATAATGGATTATTCTTATGCATTTAATCAAATGGGTAGACAAGACAATGACCCAACTGATACAACTCAAAAAAACCTTTCCAATAATCGTTATTCAAATTATATCCTTTCAAATTATTTAGGAAATCCCAATGATTCACATGTAAAATTTGCAACACAACAGCCTGTTTTAGTTCCAAATGGAACCGCATTCGGAAATGGATTGAGTGGTGATGTTATTGACGCTGATTCACAGTTGAATATAAAAGCCCAACAAGAACGTTCTTTTGAAAAATTACAGTTATTACAAAGACCCTTTGTAACTGTCCCCTATCTTGGACGTGGGTTTAGCAATCCAATGTTGGAATCTCAATTACAACAGGGAGAAGTAATTCGAGGAAAACCCAGTGTATCTACCATAACAGAACAATCTTTTTTAAATTATTCACTTTATCCAACAGATGACAAAATGAAAGAACATGTAAGTAATACCGCATTCACTGTGGAAGAATCCGCACATAGTGGATGGGTTCGTGGAGGGGCTGACACAAGAATAACAACAGATGACCTTTATTGGAAGAATAAATAAATTGGAGAAAATAATAGTAGGTCTATAATGTATAATGACAACAGCATCATATCCAAGCGCATACGATCCTAGCCATTTTGTGGGTAATACTATGGGTTTGAAAAATTTAGGAGATACTAGCACAATGGGAGGAAGAAGAACCAGACGACATAAAAAATCATCAAGAAAATCTAAAAAATCGAGAAAGGGAGGTAAAAAATCACGAAAATCGAGACGTTAAAAATAGCCCTTTAATATTATGCACTATAGTATAATGTATAATACAGAAATCCTTGTTATTTATTCTTCTGATGAAGAATATAGAGAATATATCAATCGTGTTTTTAATATTGAATTGTCTGAAGACGAGTATTTTTATGATAATGATGCTATATCGGGAGTGCTCGACACAATTTACGAAAAAACCAAAGATAATGTTTTATTTGTGTCCCTATATGAACGGGGGGCTGCCCAATTTTTATCAACAGATTTAGAGGTAGGGTTAGCATCCATGTTTGCTTATAATTATTTTGGTCATTTCCATTGTATTTTATGTGAATTTTTGAAATATAATGCATTGGATGAATCAAATTTATATTATCGCGAATTGATTAAACTTTTGACGAAAAATTGATAATACTAAATATTTCTATTGATAACCGTTTTATTGTTGGCTGGATTTCTGATATATTGTGAATAAAACATAGCCTTTGATATTTGTGGATTGTTTCCACCAGTAACCAACGGTTTATAAATAATTTTTTCATCACAGCACATTTTAATAATAGTATCCATTTATTATAGAGTAAGAATAAAATTATATCATAGTAAAGTATAAAATGGCATCAACTCGCGATAAAAACAGTTCAGGAAACTATAGTTTAGAACAATATTCACTCACAAAAGAGAGACTTTATATGCCATACAAACCCTATGCCACACCCGTCGAAACAATGTTTGCAGGAGACGGTTTAATAATGGGAAGAATAGGAAATCCTAAATTGTCGGAAAATGCTGTCGACATTGAGACATTTTTATACGGAATCGGCTCTACGAATTTAGTTGCACCCAAAGCCCCTGTGGTTCCAGAAATAAAGACCCTTAAAACTCTTGATATTTTTGATAGAATTCCGGTTATTTTACCTAAACCTTTAGTGAGAGAACCTGGACAACGCCTACGATTTTTCGAGTGATTTAAGAAGAAGTTGTGCTTCCAGCAATATAATTATGCAACAATGTTTCGACGTTATGATTTTGAACGTCGCCAACCATAAGAGAAACAGATTCATACATTTTTCGTAAAACATCATTGGGTGCAGTTGAACCGACTTTAATAAGTCCTTTTTTGACCAATGTTTTTCTTATTTCTGTGATGGGAGTTTGTTTCATTTGTTGTGTTTTGTTGAGTGTTTGTGTTCTTAATGTGCGATTGCTTATGAGAACACCAATTTTAGGATAATATTTAGATTTTCCAACATGGTATGTGCGTTTCACTGTTTTTTTTTGTTTGGTCGGTTGTTTTGCCACTATTTTTTTTTTGATATTCACTATATTCGCAGTTTGTTGTATTTCCTGTATATTCTGTATTAAATCATTGGGTGTTTCTCCCCGTAGTGGATTCAAAGCTGAGGTAGGTGTAGAATTAACAACGGGTGTTGAATTTTTCCATTTACGATAAGTAGGTAATTGCCCACCCACGAGACAACCATATTTGAGGGCACTATTTTGTGATGTATCTATACGAATTGGTAGATTTGGCACACCATTATGGAGACCACCATTATGGAGACCTTCGCTTCTATTTTTTATGCTTTTATTATGGTGTGAATCAGTCGATGGTTTTACCAATGGTGGTTTCACCAAAGAATCCATATGTTGCAATGCTTTATCAAAATCACTTTGAAATGAACTCGTCGTTGGTGTCGCAGGTTTTTGACGTGAATTTTCGACCATTTCATTGAATAATTCATTTTGTTTGGTGCGAATATGATTTAAAATGTTTTTATTGACAACATTTTTCAGGGTTTTTCCTTCTCCCTTGACCTTTATTTTCTTTTCAATGTTTTTTTTGGTTTTTGACGTGGTTGGAATTTTGAATAATTCAGGATTAATTCTAATGACCTTTTGTATTTCACTCGACATAGTATAGTGAAATATTCTATTTTAACTGAAAAATCTATAAATACATATGGGGGAATTTAACTGTCTCCTTTTTTGTCGTATTTTTAGAAAACATTTTCAAACCATTTTCTAAATCCACCATAGAAATTATTTTTCGTAGTTCCGGCGGTTTTCCATAAATTCTTCTTGCATGACATATTTTTGTGTATAAAACCAAAATTTCCATATCTCGTCCATAATGAAGAAAATGTTCTTTTTGATTTTCGAACCATTTTTCTAAAGCGGGGGTCTGTGATTCAAATGACCATTCTATTTCGGCTACTTTTTTTTTATATATTTGCAACAATTCACGGGAAGTATAGCCATTAATTTTAAATCTCCATATAAATCTCGATTCAAGTCCTTTATTAGCTTTAAAAAATGTATTGATAACTTCATTTTCATATCCAGCAATAATTACCATTAAATTGTCTTTGTGTTCAGATAAAGCCTCACAAATTGTGTTGATACATTCCAGTGAAAAACTGTCAATATCATCAATGTTCGTAGCAAGAGAATAAACTTCATCGATAAAGAGAACTCCTCCCAAACACTCATTGATGACTTTTTTGGTTTTTATGGCAGTTTGTCCTAAATATCCGGCAACCAAATCGTCCCGAACAACTTTTTTAAAACAATTGTTTTTCAAAACGCCGATTTTTGAAAACATTCGTCCCATTATTTTTGCAATTTCGGTTTTTCCCGTTCCAGGAGGTCCGTAAATGACCGTATGTTTGAAATCACCCCCTAAATTGGATAAATGAAGGTCTTGTAAAAAATAAAATAATTGGTCAATGATGGACGATTTTAATTCTTCCATTCCCACCATTTTATTCAATTCTTCCAATTCGGGTTTGATTTCATTGAGACGTTTTAAATCAATATTATATTCAATATTTTCATCCAATACATATTTATTTAATATTTTCAATAAATCATTAACATTTTCTATAGTGTCTTCGATGATAAATTTTTCCTTTGGTGTTTCTTCACATGGCAGTGTTATAGCTATTTCTTCATCCTTTATTTTTATAAATTGTTCATCCGATAATTTGACACCTTCTTCAATTGTTGTCAATGATGGTGGTATTACATCTTCTTGTATATTTACTTCGTATGTGTTTTGCCATACATCATAATTTGTATTGGGTTGGGGTTCGGGATTGGGATTGGGTTGTAACATTTGTGGATTATTGCCTATAAACATTTTATAATACAAATTGGACGCTTCAATAATACTGAGTAATTCACAATAGTCTATATAATTGACAAATTTGTATTTGTCCAAAAAATCAATGTATTTTGTGTGAATATTTTCATTGTTATCCATTAACTATAGTGTTGTTTTATCTTTATATCTATATATATAGAAACAAAATATTTATCGCGCGTAAAGCAAACCTGCATTCCCATTTTTAAACGATAAAATATTATATTTTTCCTCGTATATGGTCAAATTATAATTGTAGTCATATAAACGCCAGTTTTGTTTATAAACTCCTATGGTATTTCCACTTGCATCACAAATGATATTAAATTGACTGTTTGTTGTATCGATGGGTGGAACATAGGTTGTAAATTCGAATTCGATTGTTCGAAATTTATTCAAATTGATCGCCCCTGTAGGTTGATATTTGAAAGGCGATGTATCCAAACAAAAATTATAGCAATAAAGTCCTTCAGTGGCGGAACCTGGTGTTCGCACATATTTTTCAATATAATCATAGATTCCTCGGTCAAATGTATTTTCACGATAATTGCCGTCCAAGACAATTGCCATCGTTTGTAAAATATTTTTCACATTATCCGTATTAAAATTTCCTGTGATAAAATATCCCGTATTGTTGCCGTTAATGTCAATCAAAGGTCCCAAATTTTGTTGAGTCGCATTGAAAAAAGGACTATTAGGATCGGTTTGAGGGGCAGGTTCAATATTACTCGGCAAATAACCATAAGGCCAGTTTGTATAATTGTTCCATTCGTTTCGAAGATTGGCATCATTTCTCTGAAAAAAGAAAAGCCAACTGGCAATCATTCCTGTGGACATCAATTGCACTTTATTTGAACCCGAAATATTTTCATAGAAATAAGTATAAACATCTTTGATTAAATAGGTTTGGTCTTCCAACGCGAACTTTTTTGATTCTTCATTGGAGAGAAAACAATAGGTCGATATAAGATGAACATCCGCATTCCAATCCGACACTGTATTATCATAATATTGCGGGTCTATATTCACATTCGGCGGTGTCTGTAAAAAACGATAGAATTGAAATTGTTGTTGATTGAAATCGGGTTGAATATAAGGGTGATTGTTTGCAATATCAAACACGTCTCTCACTTGAAATAATTCTTGAATTGGTCGAATCGTAATATTGAGATATAATTCATTATATTGAAGGGCTATCAAAGGAAAGGCACAATTTGCATTCAAAGTAAACCACATATTTAGAGGAATATAGAGATTTCTACCACGAATCGATGGTTCCGCCCCATTAGCATTGGTCGTATAATAAGCGTTTGGATAACAATTAGCACGACCAAATGCATCAGAAGGGTCGTTTAATTCGGGAACATTGCCACTCATTTCATTGTATAGTTTCTTTTTATTCGCACTAAAATCACGTTGTATCATTGCAGAGAGATAGGCACCCGAATAACGTTGTATGGTTGCTGAACCGCATGTCAATTCAATTTCGGAAATCATCTGTAGTCCGATGTCCTGAATCCATCGAAAATCATAGGAAGACCACGTGTTATTAGTTTGTTCACAGGGCTGATATATAGGACTCCAAATATCGGGCAATGTAACCACTAAATAAGTATCCATCAATAATTCCGCATTTCTCGGAAATTTGAATCGAAAGGTTGAAGGTTCGGTCAATCGCAAAACACGCAACCCCTCATAATCAATGCGAAATTTCTGTAAACCGAAATTGGTATGATGTTTGTATGATGTTTTAAAAAAAGTTCGGTCTGGATTTCCAGTTAAGAACACGTTGTTGTTTCCGCTGGCTACGAGATTTAATAGACCACCTGCTGTCATTTATTATACATTATGATTATATTTATACTGTTTATACCTTTTCTCATTATAGAATATATACAATGGATACCATTTTTACAATCATTTTAGGAGTAATTGCGATTCTTTTGATTTATTTTATGTATTTATTTTTTTTCACTACATCAACGACTCTTTCGTCTTCGATTTGGCTAAATCAAAATAATACGCCCATTAGCACCATAGCAAATCCCCAATCATCCATATTCACTTATGGTGTATGGATTTATATAAATACATGGAGTCAGGGACCCACCAATATTTTTAACTGTTCTGGTGCGGGTGCGAGTCCTCATTTTTCTCTTGACTTGCCTGTTAGTTCTCCAACACTTACTTGCACTATTAACACGGGGGCAACTGCATGTAATCCATCAGGTTCGCCTACAGTTATTACTCTAACCAATAATGTTGGCATTCAACGATGGGTTTACGTGTTGGTGAGTGTCAATACAAATATTGTCGATTGTTATTTAGACGGTCGTTTAGTGACTTCCACACAATTGAATGGCGTTCCTACTGTCTCATGTGCTGACCCTAAAAATAATTGGTCAATCAATTACGGTTCAGGTGATATTTATTTATCTAATTTCCAGAGATGGACGACAGCAACAGACCCTGCCACTGCACAATCATACTATGGTGTAAGACCCAGCACGGCAAAATTATTTGCAACCTATAATGCCAATATTAATGTCGTCAAAGACGGGGTTCAACAACAATCCATAAAACTATTTTGAGTAGGGCACTACGTAGTAACTACGGTAGAGACTTTTTCAAATAAAAAGGGAAGGTTCGGCGCTATGCATTAACCGTAGGTTTCTGAAAAATTGAAAACAAAATATATCTTTTGAACGGTAAAATGATGAGAATAGGTATAAAACGATTCATGTCTTGTAAACTCTGTAAATTCAGAGAATATAAACCATATAATATTGATGTTTGTAAATATCATAATATTGATGTTTATAAATCAAGAAATGACGAAAAATTATGCGGAATAGAAGCTAAAAATTTTGAATTTGATAAATTATTTGTAACTGATAATTTGAAAAAAGAAGAAGAAGAAGAAGAAAAAGATAATTCTGATATTGAAACTTGTGTGGGTATAATTATTTTATTATCGTCATTATTAACAATTATTGCAGATAAAAAATATTAAAGTTAGTGTACATTTTTTGTGGTAATTTCATAAATTATTTTCTAAATAATATATACAATGGAAAGGCGTTCAAAACAAACAACAATACCGCAAGAATATTTGCCCGAATCCAAATATTCTATGACCCATTTAAATATCAATAAATATCGTATAAATCATAAACAATGCGGTAAATTAAACGATAAATATTATCTTATTGAAATAAATCCTTACACCAATGAATTGTTAAAATCATCACTACCAATATATTCTGAAATTAAAGAATTGATTGATGGAATATACATATACGTTGTTTTGGGATTTGATGATGAAGCTCCACAAATTTATTTGTTAAAAACACTGAATTTATATGAATTAGGAACAAAACATCAACAACTTATTTATCGTATATCTTGCGATAATAATAGTTGTAAAAAATTTAAACTATATTATGCCGGTGAATTGCAAAAAATAGACAATAATATATTTTTTAATTTTTATTCAGGAACATTCAAAATGGAGACAAAAATAAAAAAAAAATTAATACAATTAGACATTGATTATATGGTTGAATTATTAAATAAAGATAATGACAATTTACCGATATACAAAGAAGAACCCTTTATAACATCAGATGCATTTATTTTAACGGAAGAAGATTTAGATTTATATAAATCTATGGGTGCAAATGTTTATGAATTTGAAAATGAAGAATCATGCAAAAACTATTCCCAATATTTTTATACAAACCCAACCCAAAATATAAAGGTTGGACTGAAAAAAAGGTTGGCATCTGAATCGAAATTATATGGTGGTCTAATCAAAAAAACAAAACGAAAAAAAAATAAAAAAAAATATTCACATAAAATAAACAAAAAATTATAAACATTTTATTTCAAAACAGAGACACCGCTTCGCGGTTCTAAATATAAAAATGGAAAAACAAACCAATTTTCTCGAGTAAAAAAAACATTGTTTATGCAATGCTTTTTTTATTTATTTTTCTTGCTTTTTTATTTGATGATGTTGAAGGGGTGTTCTCCTTCTTCTTCAATTCTCTTTCTTGTTTTTTCATTTCCTTTTCTTTCATTTCTTTCCTGATAAGAATGAGAGTATCTTGAAATCGTTGGTTTTCTAAATCTGCCAATTTGTCTAAATGTGCTTTTGCAATTTTACCAGTTAGAATGGGTTTATAATGAATTCCATTGACATATAATAATCGAATGGTTTCGTCATATCCATTTAAACCTGTATATGTTTCTTCGTCTTTTAATGTTATTCCGACATCCCCTTCATCATTACTTTGCCAAGGATAAATGGACAATTGAATGTGAAATAATGTTGAAATGACTATAGGGAACAAATCAAACAGTGGAACTTCATAGATTCTCGGTTCTGATAACATCACCAATTCATTTTTGAGTTGAATTTCGTCTTCGTATCCACCCATCATAGTAATGTAATCATACATTACTTTGTCGGTTTGAATAAAATCAATGACTTTCAATCGAATGTCGAGTGCCGTTCCTTCCGTTTTTCCCATTGCATTAAAGATGAATTCCAATGAATGGAAAAGACAATCGCCATCGTCTTTCACATCAAATTGTGCGAATTTAAGACGGTTCATTGTTTTTTCCAGTGCGGGGGATGTATATCTTCTGTTTAATGACATTTTACTGTGATTTCTTATTGCTTTGTTGTTTTTAGGTTGTCGTAAAAAAAGTGGGAAAAAGTTATCAATTTTGTAGGGGAACCAAGGTTCCCCCTACGACCCCCTCCTTTATTCAATTATGACAATCTAATTTGACTAAACGAGTATAAAGATGAATATCATCCGGCAATTTTATCAGTCTTTGGTTGGATAAATCCAATTCAGTTACAGAATAGTCTTTCATTATCAAAAAACGGTGAAGAATGTTTAAAATAAACAATTCAGTGATATTAAGAAATAATTCAGTGACAGAATAATCCTTCATTTTATTGATTTAAAAAATTACAGAAATATTTCAATTTTATTTCAAAACATAATCAATTGTTTTCAGGTTGTTTAATTCTTCATTATATCGTGGTATTGTTTCTATGGTCAGTTCATATCCTAATTCATCGTAGAATGGATTATTTGAACAATATAATCTTTGGAGAGAAGATGGAAGTTCTGGTAGATTCGTCAATTTATTTTCATAACAATTTAATTTTTGGAGAGAAGAAGGAAGTTCCGGTAGATTCGTTAATTGATTATAATCACAATCTAATTCTTTGAGAGAAGAATTTGTAAGTTCTGGTAGATTCGTCAATCTGTTTTCATAACAAAATAATACTTGGAGAGAAGAAGGAAGTTCTGGTAAATTCGTTAATTGATTATCGTAACACCAAAATTCTAGGAGAGAAGATGTTGTAAGTTCTGGTAGATTCGTCAATTGATTTTTTTCACAATATAATTCTTGGAGTGAAGATGGAAGTTCTGGTAGATTCGTCAATTGATTATTTTCACAATATAATTCTTGGAGTGAAGATGTTTTAAGTTCTGGTAGATTCGTCAATTGATTATTTCCACAATATAATTCTTGGAGTGAAGATGGAAGTTCTGGTAGATTCGTCAATTTATTAAAGGAACAATTTAATATTTGGAGATAATAAGGAAGTTCTGGTAGATTCGTCAATTTATTATCGGAACAATTTAATATTTTGAGAGAATAAGGTAGTTCTGGTAGATTCGTCAATTGATTATTATCACAAAATAATTTGACTAAACAAGTATAAAGATGAATATCATCCGGTAATTTTCTAAGTCTTTGGTTGGATAAATCCAATTCAGTCACAGAATAGTCTTTCATTTTTTTGATAAAAAAAATACAGAAATATTTCAATTTTTTTTTATTTCATTATATAATCAATTGTTTTCAGGTTATTTAATTCTTCATTATATCGTGATATTGTTTCTATGGTGAGTTCATATCCTAATTCATTATAGAATGGATTATTGTGACACCTAAATTTTTGGAGTTCTGGTAAATTCGTCAATTGATTATTCCAACAATTCAATTGTTGGATAGAAGATGGAAATTCTAGATTCGTTAATTGATTATTGAAACAATTTAATTTTTTGAGAGGAAGTTCAGGTAGATTCGTTAATTGATTAGAACAATTTAATTCGAGAGAAGATGGAAGTTCCGGTAAAATCGTTAATATATTATCGAAACAATATAATTCTTGGAGAGAATGTGGAAGTTCCGGCAGATTCGTCAATTTATTGTTGGAACAACATAAAATTTGGAGAGAAGATGGAAGTTCGGGTAGATTATTCAATTCATTGCCGGAACAATATAATTCTTGGAGAGAATGTGGAAGTTCTGGTAGATTCGTCAATTTATTGTTGGAACAACATAATATTTGGAGAGAATATGGAAGTTCGGGTAGATTCTTCAAATCATTGCCGGAACAATATAATTTTTTTAGAGAAGAAGGAAGTTCCGGCAGATTCGTTAATTTATTATTATGACAATCTAATACAACTAAACGAGTATAAAGATGAATATCATCAGGTAATTCTTTCAGGTTTTTGTTTGAATAATTCAATTCAGTAACAGAATAGTCTTTCATTTTTTGATTAAAAAAATATGCAAAAAAGATTTCAATTTTTTTATTTCAAAATATAATCAATTGTTTTTATGTTATATAATTCTTCATTATATCGTGGTATTGTTTCTATGGTCAATTCATATCCTAATTCATTATAGAATGGATTATAGAAACATTTTAATTGTAGGAGAGAAGAAGGAAGTTCTGGTAGATTTGTTAATTGATTATTGTAACATATTAATATTTTGAGAGAAGATGTTGTAAGTTCTGGTAGATTCGTCAATTGATTACTGTAACAATTTAATATTTTGAGAGAAGATGGAAGTTCTGGTAGATTCGTCAATTTATTACTGTAACAATATAATTTTTCTAGAGAAGATGTTGCAAGTTCTGGTAGATTTGTTAATTGATTATTATAACAACTTAATATTTTGAGAGAAGATGTTGTAAGTTTTGGTAAATTCGTTAATTGATTATTATCACAACATAATTCTTGGAGAGAAGAAGGAAGTTCCGGCAGATTCGTCAATTGATTATAAGAACAATTGAGTTTTATTAAATTTGTGTATAAATAAATATCATTCGGTAATATATTTAATCCTTGTCCAAATAAATCCAATTCAGTAACAGAATAGTCCTTCATTTTATTGATTAAAAAAATTATAGAAATATTTCAATTTTGTAGGTAGCGCTACCTACAAAATTGAAAGAAAATAGACGACTAAATATATTATCAGTTGATATGACAAACGGATTTAGATATTACCAAAAAGATGCGGATAATGCGATTTACGAAGAATTGCATACTCGCGGACAGGCAAAATGCATTGTGAAGATGTTTTGTGGGACCGGAAAATCGCTTTTAATGCGACATTGCAAAATCATTCGTGATAAAAATCTCGTTTGTTTTGTGTTCCCGTCTCTCAGTCTCATTGAACAATTCAATCGCGATTATCTCTCGGATTTTCAAAATAAAATTTCCATTTCATCAGAATCCGATTCGACGACGAATACCGCCACCATCAAAAAATTTCTATCATCTAAAAAACAAAAGAAAATAGTGTGTGTAACATTTCAATCCTTTGATGTGCTTTTAGCAGTTTTGACACAATTAGACAAAAAAATCGATGTCTGTATATTCGACGAAGCGCACCATGCCGTCGGTGAAACATACCAACAATTGATTTTTGGTAATGATGTTTGTTTGAAACAAGTTTTTATGACTGCAACACCGAAAAACGCCAATGGCATAACAATGTATGATCGGTTTAATGTGGATGCGGGAATGTGTGGTCGATTGGTCTATGATTATTCGTATTTAGACGGATTGATGGGCGAGTATTTGAATCCCTTTGAAATTCGCGTGGATTTGTATTCGGAAAATGTGAATCGTTCCATTTATGAAAGCATCGCACGTGCTGTTTTAGTATCAGGCAACAACCGCGTTTTAACATTTCATTCCGATGTTAATACAGACCGCGAAACGTCGGTCAATAATTTTGTGGATTTGTCTTTATTTAGAGAAAGTTTCGATAAAGTTGTTAATGATGAATTTGGAGAGAAAGCGGGGCATTATAGGTCGGTCGAAATTGTAGGATTAAGCAGTGATATTTCTATGGTGGAGAGAAAGGCTATTTTGGCGAGACTGGATACATTGCCCTGTGATGAGATACTTGTGATTGCATCGTGTGAGACAATTGGTGAAGGCATTGATACGAAAAACGCGAATATGTGTGTATTTGTTGACCCGAAACAATCTTTTGTGAAAATCATACAGAATATTGGACGTGTGGTTCGAAGACAAGCGACGGGTTCGACGATTTTGATTCCGTGTTGGGTGGATCGAGAGAAATATTTAGAATGCGGTGATGATGCTGAAAAATGCGATGCGGTTATTCGCGAAGATATGCAATCGACGGGTGGCAATTTCAATGGAATTTTGAATGTTATGTCGGCGTTGAAACAAGAAGATGAAGACATATATGATGTTTGTTTGCACTACCCTGATGCCTTTTCATATGAAGAAATCGAGGCACATTTAGGCGGACAAGGATACAAGATTTTGGAGAGTGTTGGGGATGGTGAATTATTTGAGAATTTGGAATATTTAGTGAAAGGCGAAGACTGTGATGAGGATTTGGACGCGGACGATTATGAAGATATGGATGAAGACGAGTTGATATTGGCTGTTGGTGAGAATCACGATTTAAGAGTTGAAATATATTCGACATTGTTGGACGAACCTGTGGAAGTGGTGAATTCAGAAGGCGAATCGACTATTCGATTGTATCGAAGTGTCAATGAAGATACGGATGAAGTTATTTATTCTCCTATAGTGTCTAATTCGAATGAGAAAAAAGATAATGTAAGAGTAAAAGGACCTTGTAAAAAGAATAGACCATCATTTTCAGTTCATACAAATCCTGATGTTCAAGTGTTATGGAAAATAAAAGATTTGACTGGAAAATTAGGGTCTTGTGTTATTGATTGTGAAGTGGTTAAATATGACCCTATGGTGAGAGCGAGAGAAATTGTTGAGAGAGGAATAGAAAGAGAAAATAATGGTGGTAAAAGAATACCTCGATTTATTTGCAATAAAAAAAGAATAACTGACATATTAATTCAACAACATAAAGATGCACAAAATATATGTCAGTGGAAACAATCGCTAAAAGGTCAAAGTAATGCACGTTGTTCAAACACCGTAAAAGAGTATCTCGATAAAAATTTTATTGGTTGGAGAGAAGAATACGATGAAAAAGCAATTAAAATAGCTCAGTTAATAGTTCAAAGAGGAATTTATCGAGAAGAAAATGGATGGAAAAGAATACCTCGATTAATACGAAAACCAAAAAATATTAATGAAATTCAAGAATGTAAAGATGCGGAAAAATTATTTCGTTGGAGAAATTCTTTAAATGGCAAAAAAAATTTACGTTGTTCTAATGAGATAAAAAAATATTTGGACGAAAATTTAGCAGGGTGGAGAGATGATTTAGATGAAGAAGCAATGAAATTTGCCAAAGCTATTATTGAACGTGGAATAATTAGAGAACAAAATGGAGGAAGAAAAATACCAATAGGAACAAGAGAAAAGGAAAAAAGAACTACACCTGAAATCGAGCAAGAAAATAAAGATTCACAAAAGTTGGGAGATTGGAAAAAAGGATTAAAATGTAAAGGGGGTGGTCGTTGTCCAAATGAAGTAATAGAGTATTTAGATAAAAATTTGATCGGATGGAGAGTTCAATATGATGATAAGTCAATGATATTTGTTAAGGAAATTGTTCAACGTGGTATATTAAGAGAACAAAATGGAGGGAGAAAAATACCACGAGATACAAAAAAAAATACACCAGAGTCAGAACAAGAATATAAAGACGCAAAAAAATTGGGACGACTAAAACAGTCATTGAAAGGTAAAAAACAATTGCGTTGTTCAGATGAAATAAAAGATTATTTGGATAAAAATTTAATTGGTTGGAGAGATGAAATTGATTTTGAAAAAGAAGCAATCAATTTTGCTAAAAAAATTGTTGAAAGAGGAATAATAAGAGAACAAAATGGGGGGAGAAAAATACCAAGAAATATTTATAAAAAAATAAGAACAACCCCAGAATTTGAAGAAGAAAATAGGGATGCAACAAAATTAAATAATTGGAAAACTGCATTAAAGGGTAAAAATGACCAAAATTGCACCGATGAAGTACGAGATTATTTAGATGAAAATTTAGTAGGTTGGAGAGATGAACATGAAGAAGACGCAATTAATTTCGCCAAAGCTATTGTTGAGCGTGGATTATTAAGAGAACAATGTGGTGGTAGAAAACTACCAACCCAAATAAGAGAAAAAGAAAAAAGAACTACACCTGGGTTGGAACAAGAAAATAAAGATGCAAATAAATTGGGACAATGGCGATTAGCATTAAAAGGAAAAAATAATTCACTTTGCACAAAATCTGTCCAAAAATACTTGGATGAAAACTTGGAAGGTTGGAGAAATGAAATAAATTTAGAAGTTGAAGCAATGAAATTTGCCATAAATATTGTTCAGAGAGGAATACTAAGAGAACAAAATGGTGGAAAAAAACTACCCATAAAAAAAGAGCCACACCTGATAACCACACCTGAAATGGAACAAGAAAATAAAGATTCAGTAAAACTGGGAAGTTGGAAACAATCATTAAAAGGTAAAAAAACAATTTGTCCAGAATCTGTCCGAAATTATTTGGATATAAATTTAGAAGGGTGGAGTTATGATTTAGAAAAAAAAGCAATAAACTTTGCTCAAGAAATTGTCCAACGCAGTTTATTAAGAGAACAAACTGAAGGAAGAAAAATACCAAGACAAATATGTGATAAAAATAGAACAACACCTGAATTGGAGCAAGAACATAAAGATGCAATTAAATTGGATAATTGGAAATCAGCATTAAAAGAAAAAGGAAAAGGTATTTGCTCAGACGAAGTCCAAGAATACCTTGACCAGAATTTGCAAGGTTGGCGAAAAGAAGAACAACAAACTTCAACAAAATCTATGGAATTAAAATCAACAACAAAAGAACCAAACAATAAAAAGAAAAAAGCACCACAACCTCTCCCCGAAATATCACAATTACACCAAAAATACAAAACACTTAATTCAAACAATCTCCACACACTTTTCAAAGAAAACCCACAATTATTCGAAGAATATCATACTCTCTCGGAGAACAATGAAAAAACATTCCCCATAGAAGAAATCCCACGTAATCGCATCATCGCCGAATTGGATACTATTAAAGCCAAGAGAATCATAAAAATCGCCGATTTAGGATGTGGTAAAGCCCATATTGCCCAACATTTCGATAAAGACCCCCGTTTTCAATTTCATAATTATGACCACGTTTCGACCAAATCTACTATAGAATCTTGTGATATTTCGACCTTACCATTGGAAGATAACACTATAGAAATATGTATATTATGTTTGGCAATGTGGGGCAGTAATTGCACGGATTATTTGAGAGAAGCGAAGCGTGTCTTGGAAACCAATGGACGGCTTTACATAGTGGAAGCAACGAAACGCTGGACAGATGATGAAACATTACCCGCTGACCGATTGCGAAAAGCAGTGGAAGACGCGGGGTTTTCAATCCGAAAATCCGACATAAAAAAATTCACAATGTTTGTTTGCGAATAAATTTCACCATTCAGTTCTTTCATAATTATGACCACTATAAAAATCGTGTTAAAAGAACCCTATCATTAAAAGACAACACCATAGAAATATGTATATATTTTGTTCATTTGAAAGGTTTTTATTGTCAATGAGAAGTTGATTGTTTTTGATTTCCAATAATTGAATTTTATTTTTTAATTCAATATTATCATCATTTATATTTTCATTTTCATTTTCCAAAAGAATTATTTTATTTTTCAATTCATTATTGTCATCAAATGATATTTGTAATTCATCAATTAAATTATTATTTTTATTTAGCAATAATTTAATGTCATTTTCCAAAAGAATTATTTTATTTTTCAATTCAGTATTTTTATCAAGTGATATTTGAAATTCATAAATTAATAAATTATGATCATTCAGCATGTTATTTTCTAAAGATAATATTTTATTTTTCAATTCAGTATTTTCATTATCAATTTTATTTGTCAAATTTATCAAATTTTTTATTCTATTTTGTAATATAAAAATGTCATTTTCCAACTTGTCTATAACTCCAAATTCCTTTTCATTTCGCATAAGAGTATTATGATATTTATTGATGAATTTTTGCAATTCATCAACAAGAGAAGTATGAAAAGCATAAATCATTGTTTGGTAAATAATCATAGGTGTAATACATTTTTTATCATCTTTATCCAAATTCAAATCAACTTTAAATTGGTTTTTAAAGTACTGTTGATTGACCACACAAGACATAGAAATATCGGATGTATTTGCATTCTCTATCTTATATGAATTGCAGTTACCGTGAGTACACGGATGTAAATTACCATACTGATTTGTTTGAAAAGTTAGTTCGTTCATTTTTTGTTGTGATAAAATAAAGGAAAAAGTTTTTCAATTTTCTATTTTCAGAAAATTGATTCTAATTTCCTCTCAAATATACTTACAATATGACACATCAAGAAACTTATACCAGAGGTTTCAGATTAAAAACAGAACAAAAAATTACAAAAAATGATATTATTACAATGTGTAAATTATTGAATGAGAGAGATGAGTATATAAATATATGTGAATTTCAACCTGAAGGAATTAGTGAAGGAGGTATTGTTTTCAAATTTAAAGATTCTTTCAATGATATATGGTATAAAACTGTTAGATTGGGTGTGAATCATGGAGAAAGTGATGGTAAATGGTATTATGTGAAAGATAATGTGATGACTGAATGGGTGAATAATGATGATATTATATTCCCAAAAAATAACAAATTCACTTTATTTTTAAAAAGTTTTCATGGTGCTCCTCTTTTCACAGTTGATGAATTGAAAATATGGGAAGAATGTTTTAATAAAATTGGTATTATAAAAGTTGGTAAATATCCAAGTAAAAAAAGTCTAATATAAATTATAAAAAAATTGATTTAAAACATATATTAATAACAAAGACAAAGACAAATGAATTTTATTTATAAAATTGTGAATAGTATGAGAGAATATCAAAAAATAAATGGCATACAAAAACAATGTGTGACTAATTGTCAATTTTTATATGATCATATCAAAATAAATTATAATGTAAATGTTAAGGTTGAATCAGTTATGGTTCTTTCAGCTAATAATGAAACATTAGTAGCAGGACATTTGGTTGTAATAATAAACGACAGTTTAATTATTGAACCTTCGTATGATGTATTTATATTACAAAATTCTAATTATTTTGCAACAATAAAAGATTTAATGAATAATTTAAATGATGATTCAAAACAAATATTTGGCAAACAAAGTATCAGCAATTTTTTAGATTTTAAAAAAATTGCTGATCGAATTAATAATGGCGGTTTTGTAATAAGTGATGAAATTTTTTATAATAATCAAGCTGATTATATTTCAGATTATATAAAGTCATTCAATTAATTTTTACTACAACACCAAAGAATAAAATTAAACGATAACTGACTATTGCTATAAAATATATCATAATCAAAATGATGATTATTTGGATTTTCTGTCAATATTTCCTCTTTGATTTCTGGTTCTTTTAAAAACAATTCTAGTTCATCAATACATAAACACTTTTTTGTTTGGTCTTTTTGTGAAACAATAATGTTTTTAACTCCCAATTTTATAAAATGACTAATCATTTTATCCAAATTACACTGTAGAGGTTTTGTGATTATAACTAAACGAACCTTTTTATTTTTTATCATTTTATTGTATTCTAATTTATTACCATTATAATACTCATCGTTGTCTATATGCAATATTGATAAACTATTACAAGCATCACTTACAAACCGAGTTAAATTTCCCCTTTCATATTTATTGCTATAGTCATAAAATACAATCGGAGTTTCAGTTGGTTTTACGAAAATACTATAACATAATTTTTTGTATCGATTTAATACTTCTTTGTCAATAAATTTATTTAAAATTTTATCAACAATTGAAATGCTAACTGTTTGTATGTCTTTATTGTTAATATAATGAATAGAACCATATTTATTAATTCTGGTGATTATACCCATTTCATCTATAATTTCGTTGAGTGTAATTTTATCGCCATTAAAAATATAATATTTATTGTATGAACCAGAACAACAAATAAGATATTCATAATATTTAAATTCGTAAAATAATGGATTTTTTATGAAGCATTTATCTATAATATCTGAAGTAAGGTTTTCTTTATTATATTTTATATCAATACATATTGGACTTTTTACATATTGTTCTCCTATTAATGTTTTGACTAATTTTTCATCAATTGAACTTTCATTTATTATAAATCCTCTATTATAATAAAGACTTTGCTGAAAATAATTAAAATAACCGTTTAATGATTCCATTGTTTCTTCTGAAAAATCTGGAGAATTTTCATTATGCAATTTATGATAAAGATTATAATTATCATACTTAAAATACCCATCTTTTGTGTTTTTATTTGTAATAATTATTTTACATTTTATGAAGTTTTTTAATTGTTCATAGTTATCAATTTCAATTACTTTTATTACATCATTATCGTCATCAGATTCATTTTCGTTATTATCTTCTTCGTCAGTAATATTCAATTTATCATTACTATTGTCATTAATTATGTTGTTTGATTCGTATTCTTTTATTTCAAAATATATTGTATCTATCATATCTTTATAATTACCTGAAAAATATTCATTTCCATAATCTTTACGATGAGTATATTTTTGTTTGAACAGTTTCAGTAAATGTAATTCTATTTTATCACAATTTACACAAAGTGTTTGAAATAAAAGAACACTTCCTTTTGGATACTGTTTTAATCTATCATTATGTTTCTGTTTGGTTTTTCCTATTTTGTATGTATTTTCTTTTTTGTTAATAAACTCTCTTACTTGTAAAAGATAAATATATTGAGTTTCAGGTAATGACATTGGTTATGCTTATTAAAGTGTCTTTATTATTTCAATTTTTCATTTCATAATAATTGAGAGACAATTGTTTTTTCAATTTGTAGTTTTTTTATTTTTTCAATTAATTCTTCATTGATGAAACAAATTCCTTCTTCATCATATTTTTTATTTGTTGCTATCATATTTTTAAAAATATTATTTGATACAAATCTATCTTTATCATCACTATTAGACGGAAAAACATTCCATTTATTATCTTTACTAAAACATAATCTATATTCAGTTGACATACATTTACTTTTATTGTCAATAGCATCAATAAAAAAATTTTTAAAAAAATAACATTCAGTAAAATCTTTTAAATCTTTATTTTTCAAAATTGTTTCATCATAACAATAAACAATTTTATCGTCCAATGTATCATTGAATGTAAAAATTTGTTTATTAAGATGAAAATGATTTACTTTAATATGTTCAATTGATGTAAATAAATAATTTCTATATGATTCAATATTTTCTATTATTTTACAAATACAATAGTTAACCATTAATAATTCATGAAATATTTCTATTTCAAATTTATTTTTGGCTATATCATTTATATTCAAATTTAGTTTCAAATTTATATAAGTAATAAGGTTTGATTTTACTGTTGGATTTTTAAAATTATTGAAAAATATTTCAAATAAAAATAATGGTTTTTTATATTGATTTTCTCCGTTGACTTTATTTTCAGGATTTCTAACATGACTATCTCCTCGACTTTTTGTAAAATTTAAATCATCAATTATTTCAGTCATTATCCGTTTTTCTATTACATTAATTCTATCAATTTCATTATTAATCTTATTTATTCGTTTTTCTAATTCATTGTTTTTTTCACATTCGTTGCAATAATTTTTCATAAAATTATCATCAAAATTGTATGTTTTATAATGGATTTTAATATCTCTAATTTCAATTTTATTTAATTTATCGGTTGTTTCATAGATTATTACATCATTTATCTCATCATTTTTTATAAATGTCATATCATTGTGAAAAATTATTTTATTTAAATATAATGAAATTTTACAAGGTAAATTGATTAAATTATGACAGTCAGACTTTGTCCAATTTTTGAACAAATGATTTAATGGAATAATAAGTACGTCTTCTTGAATCATAATATATATTGAATGTTTTTTTTATATTAATATTAATACACATTCAATTTCAAATATAAAGACAATGTTACAAACATAAATATCTTCACAATATGAGTGATACTCCAGCAGTTAATAGAGAAAACATTGATAAAAAATTGGAAGAGTTTGTCAAAACTCATCCAAAGATTGAAATAAAAAAAGTTTATGGTGGATATACAGAAAAAACACTTGCAAAAAGATTAGAAACACATAAACAACAAAAAAACCCAAAAGGTTGTCAAAATATGATAATGATTGAAGAACCATTGATTGTTATTAAAATCGGAACAAATATGACATTAACACGTTATAAAAACCGAGTAAAAGATGCCGAAACTCATATAATTAATAAATTGAATGAAATATATGATGAAAAATGTATAAATGATAAAAAAAATGATAATAGTATTGCAAATCGAGGAGGTGCTGGCAGTTATCATATTAATGTTGGTAATGAATGTAAAATATATATAATGTATGAATAACAAATATCTACAAGTTTAAAATTGAAATAAAAATATACCTTTTAGTATTATAAATGGTATATATTTACATTTTACAATTGGAACAAAAAAAGTATTATGTCGGAAAAACAATCAATCCTTCTTTTCGAATGGATACACATTTCACATCAAATGGTTCAGCATGGACGAAATTATACAATCCCATAAAAATGATAGAGTTGATACCGGACTGTGACGATTACGATGAAGACAAATATACTTTAATGTTTATGGAAAAATACGGTATCGAAAACGTGCGTGGCGGTTCGTTTGTGTCGGTGAAATTAAAACCATCAACAATAGAACACTTGAATCTCATGATAAATGGGTCAAGCAATCGTTGTTTTATTTGTAAAAATTTGGGGCATTTTGCAAAAGATTGTGAACAAAAAAACGAAACGGATTCATTTTGTGATGAAACTTTCGTCTCTGTAAAACAAAACAAAGATGAACCTTGTAATTGTCCCACATCATATTTTTCAGGACACAAAAAAAGCAAATGTTTATTGACGAATACGCTGAAAATTATAGATGAAATATCCAATGAATTATCAGAAGAATGAAAATCCCCTACAAAATTGAAATAATTATTTTTCTTTTTTTCTATCATAACAATGAAAGACTATTCAATCACAGAATTAAATTTTTCACACCAAAGACTAAAAGAATTGCCGAATGATATTCATTTATACACAAATTTGATAGAATTATATTGTTCTTATAATGAATTGACGAATCTACCAGAACTTCCATCTTCTCTCCAAAAATTATATTGTTCAAATAATCAATTGACGAATCTACCGGAACTTCCATATTCTCTCAAAAGATTATATTGTTCTAATAATGTATTGAGAAATCTACCGGAACTTGCAACATCTTCTCTCCAAGAATTAAATTGTCATGATAATCAATTAACGAATCTACCTAAACTTGCAACATCTTCTCTCCAAGAATTATTTTGTTCTAATAATCAATTGACGAATCTACCAAGGTTGCTTTGCAACCGACCGTCGGCGCTTCGCGCCTCAGAACTTACAACATCTTCTCTCCAAGAATTAAATTGTTCTCATAATCAATTAACGAATTTACCAGAACTTCCATCTTCTATTCAAAATTTAGATTGTTCGTATAATCAATTGACGAATCTACCAGAACTTTCAACATCTTTTCTCCAAAAATTAGATTGTTCAAAAAATCAATTGACGAATCTACCAAAACTTCCATCTTCTCTCCAAAAATTATATTGTTCAAAAAATCAATTGACGAATCTACCGGAACTTGCAACATCTTTTCTACAAATATTAGATTGTTATTATAATCAATTGACGAATCTACCGGAACTTGCAACATCTTCTCTCCAAGAATTAAATTGTTCTCATAATCAATTAACGAATTTACCAAAACTTGCAACATCTTCTCTCCAAGAATTAAATTGTTCTTATAATCAATTGACGAATCTACCGGAACTTTCAACATCTTCTCTCCAAGAATTATATTGTGATGATAATCAATTGACGAATCTACCGGTACTTCCGTCTTCTCTCCAAGAATTATATTGTGAAGATAATCAATTGACGAATCTACCGGAACTTCCATCTTCTCTCCAAGAATTACATTGTTACGATAATCAATTAACGAATTTACCGGAACTTCCATCTTCTCTCAAAGAAATAGAATGCTATAATAATTCATTCTATTATTCAATGATTTTGGATATGAAATCACCATAGAAAAGATAGCAAGATTTAATGAAGAATTAAAAAACTCGGAAATGATTGATTATATATTAAAATAGAAAAAAGGAAGGGGTCGTAGGGGAAACCTTGGTTTCCCTACAAAATTGAAAGATTTTTCCTGTTGAAAAAACCCACAATATAACAATGACAACAGAAGAATCAAAGAATGATAAATATTACTATGGTGATATGCCGCATAATATTGACGAAGATAGTTTGCAAATTATTTTAGCAAATGGATTGAAAAAACTCATCGAAACAAATGGCGATATATACTCGAATGATGATTTGTCCGATATATTAGACCGTTGGTTCGAACACGACGACAATGGTGATCAACGATTCTCTCATATTGTCAGCGATGATTGGGAAGATGAGAGAACTGCTAAATGGTTTAATAAAACATTGAAAATGGCGAGAAACAAATAAAACAATATAAACATTACTCTTTTTTATTTGTATAATGTTTGCATTAAAAGCGAAATTAATCGGTTGTATTCATAAGTTCAAACAAGACAGAGACCAAAAGGATATTTTGGTGAATTATGTGGGAGTCCTAAAACAAAAATATTCAGAACAAACCAATATTATACCCGATGATTTGAATAATCTAAACAAATTGCACGATGACTTGGTAAATAATAACAACGATTCAGCAATATATATTAAAAGTATTACCAATCAAAATATATTGTTTGATTTACTTGCATTTGATTATGATGAAAAAATGAAATTAGACCATTTGGCTTTGCTAATGAACATTGACCAAAAAATGAATGCCGTAATAAAAATTCAAGAGAGAATTTTAAATATTACACAAGGATGAAAGGTCGCTTTGTGACCGATCCTGAAGGGAGACCTTATATATTGGACTGCATAACGCCCCTACAAAATTGAAGTTTTTTTTCAATATTTTTTTTTGTAACAAAAATGACAACAACTTGGCAATTATCAATGGGTCCAAACGATTTAGGTTTTATAACTATGGTTTTACAGAGTAGTGAACTTCCGATGTCTTTCAAATATGATAAAGGTTTTGCTAAAATGGTGGCTGAACCAAATTTACATGACCGTGTTATAATTACTTGTAGAGCAAAACAAATAGCAAAAGGATATATTTATCGAACATTTCAACCAGAATTTAATCCACATAAAAATAAAGTTGATATTTATGCAACTATAATGATTGATGAAATTGTATTAGAACATACGTATATGAAAGGACAACGCCGTAATTGGACTAAAATTAAAGAATAATATTGATACTGAAAATAAAACAACATAAAAGAATGATATATATTTATCTATAATGAAATTTTTTTTTTCAACCATAATCGCAATAACCGTCGCTTTCGTTCCTGATTTTTTCAATAAGTCCGACTATTCAGACCGTCTTATAAACACAACCGCCAAAAACCTAACATTGGAAGATATTATTGAATACAGAAAAAAAACCATGGTTGTTATTCCCTTTGCAGATGAACTCCCCGATTTTACATTGGATATGGATATACTCGAATAAATATTTCAAAATGTGAAAGAATAATGAGGGAGGGGGTCTAAGGTCGCTTCGCGACCGACCGTCGGCGCTTCGCGCCTTAGGGGGACGCAAGGGCTTAGCGGAGCAAGCCCCGCTTTAGACCGTAGGTTCCCATACAAAGGATATAAAGTTTTTGCAATTAATACTATAGTTATGGATAAGTGTTCTTTTTGTAATAATTGTGGAAAATATGGACACGTGTTCAGTCAGTGTAAAATACCAATTACCAGTTTTGGAATTATTTTGTTCCGTTTGAATCCCGAAGGAATCGCAGAATACTTGATGATTCGTAGAAGAGATACATTGGGGTATATCGATTTTTTGAGGGGGAAATACTTGGTTCAAAACAAATATTATATCATGAATATGATAAAACAAATGACACAAAAGGAAAAAAACAATTTACGAACACAATCGTTTGATGAATTATGGAGAACAGTTTGGGGGGATGATTCCCAAACACCAGAATCAGAAATAGGCACTACAGATAAACGTTTGGCGTGTCTCTATAGAAATGAAAAAAATAATTCCAAAGACAAATTCGAAACTCTAAAAATGGGAATTTATGATGGAGGAAGGTATTTTTCGTTGGTAACGATGTTGGATGAATGTAATAATCCTGAATGGATAGAACCTGAATGGGGATTTCCTAAAGGGCGTAGAAATTACAAAGAAAAAGACTATGATTGTGCATTGCGTGAATTTTGCGAGGAAACGGGGGTTGATGAGAGAGTTTTGAAGAATTTTCAGAATATTTTTCCTTTTGAAGAGATTTTTTTAGGTTCGAATTATAAATCTTATAAACATAAATATTATTTGACCTATATTGACTATAGTGATTCATTGAAACAAGACATTGACGGATTTCAAAAATCCGAAGTGAGTAAAATGGAATGGAAAACTTTGGACAATTGTTTGGATTCTATACGCAATTATAATTTAGAAAAAAAAAGATTGCTTGTAAATATTGATGAATGTCTCAAAAAATATAAAATGTTTCAAATCTTATAGTCAGAAACCTACGGTTTCCGAACCTTCCCTTTATCAACCCTCCTTTTGAAGATGAATGTGTCAAATCATTTGAATTGTTGGTTGATTATACAAATAATAAATATTTGTATAATGTAAATGGAAGAAAAATCCACAAAATGTAAAAATGGAACACGAAAAAAAAATGGAAAATGTCTAAAAGGTTCCATGAAAGTTGTCAACGGTAAAGAAGTATGGGTTTTTGATATTCCTGAAAATTTAAAAAGGACGGAAAAAGGCACTCGTAAAAGGTGTCCTCCTAAAACTACAGAATTTGTTGAAAATGGTGTAAAATATTGTGTTGAAAAGGAGTCCAAAAAAAGTGAATCTCCAACCCTACTTGTCGATCAAGGAACGAAACAAGATGTTAAAATACCGTGTGGAAAAAGATGTCCAAATGGAATGAAATGTAAAGACAAGTTTTGTATATTTAAGGAACCTGTAAAAAATCCTTTACCAATCGTTGAAGAACCTAAACCCATTATAGAAGAATCCATTATAGAAGAACCCATCGTAAAATCGTCATCCATAAAACCATCCGATCACCCCATTACAGAAAAGGATGAATATGATAATGCGAATGACAATCCGGACAATTTGTATCCCAATTTGAACGACCCTCTATTCAACGTGAAATTGTCGGAAAAAAAGGAATTTAATGATATACCTTTTGACAATAAAATATATAATGTAGAAGAAAAATCCGAAGAATTATGTCTCAATGAAAGAAATAAAAAACAATTTGAATTCCTACCTCATCAATTGTTTGTCAGAAACTTCATGTCTCAACAAACCCCTTATAACAGTCTTTTATTATATCATTCAGTCGGAACCGGTAAAACTCTTTCAGCCATTAGTATTGCGGAAGATATGAGATATTATTTGAGACAATTAGGCATTCGAAAAAAAATCATTATTGTTTGTGCACCCAACGTCCAAAAAAATTTCGAAAAACAATTTTTCGATGAAACCAAATTGATTGAGAAAAAAATCAATGGAGAGAAAAGATGGAGTATTAATTCGGGCATCGGTAGTTCTCTTTTGAAAGAAATCAATCCATCAACCAACGACACGAGAGATGATATTATAAAAAAAGTAAATAAATTGAGAAGTAAATATTATGAATTTTATGGGTATGGTGCATTGAGAAATGAAATAGAAAATATTCTTCCTGTTAAAGAAGACGGTGAAGATGGAGAGAAATTTTTCAGAAAAAAAATGCGACTTAAATTTGATAATCGATTAATAATTATAGATGAAGTGCATAATATTCATAATATACAAAATGACGACAATAATTTCAAAGCGGGTGACAAAAAGAAATTGGGAACGAATATTTTAAAAATTGCGAGATATGCTGAGAATGCTCGATTTGTTCTTCTCTCCGCAACCCCAATTTACAATTCTTATAATGAAATAATTTTCCTAACAAATTTAATGAATTTAAACGATAAAAGAAAAACAATCACTATAAAGGATGTATTCGATAATGAAGGTAATTTTTTGGAGCCTGAACAAATGAATAATGGACTGGTAAAAGAAGGCGGAAAAGAATTATTAATGCGTAAATTATCGGGTTACATTTCATTTGTTCGCGGTGAAAATCCATATACATTTCCTTTTCGTATTTATCCAAATGATATTCCCGACATCAAAAAACGTTCTATATTGAATATGAAATATCCGACGAAACAATTGAATAATGAACCTTTAGCAAAAGACGCACATATTCGCCATTTGGATTTAATCATGTCACAAATGGATAAATATCAAAGTAGTATTTACAAAAAAATAAAAGAATCGGTCATTGATGGAAAAGATAACGAAACTATTATTGCCACTGAAGAATTTGATGAAGACGACATTGAAGACATTGAAGACAATGATGACTCTATAAGATTTAGTTATAATAAATTACAAAAACCGCTTCAAGCACTAAATATTGTTTTTCCAAATTCCGACGACACTATAGAAAATTGCATTGGAAATAAAGGTTTGGAAAATTCAATGGACATTGAGAGAAAAAATGGAGTTATTCATTTTAATTATAAAAAAAACAAGTTTGGAAATATTTTTTCTCCCGATGAAATCGGTAAATACAGTTCGAAAATAAAATCGATTTGCGATTTGATAAAAAATTCCAAAGGTATAGTTCTTGTTTATGCTTATTATATCTATGGTGGAATTATTCCTTTAGCATTAGCATTGGAAGAAATGGGATTCAACCGTTATTCTTTCAATTCTGCATACAAAAATTTAATGAAACCACAAACCAATTCGGGTCTTAATTATTTGATGATAACGGGCAATAAAGAATTGTCTTATGACAATGCTGAAGACGTGAAATATGTTTCAGGTCCAGAAAACAAAGACGGGAAAAGAGTAAAAGTCATTTTAATTTCCAAATCGGGTTCTGAAGGTTTGGATTTCAAAAACATTCGACAAATACATATTATGGATTCTTGGTATACATTGAATCGAATTGAACAAATTATCGGAAGAGGTGTTCGCACATTGAGCCATTGCAGTTTACCATTAGAAGAGAGAAGTGTTGAAATATATTTATACGCCTCTCTTTTGGAAGAAAAAGAACAAGAATCGGCGGATTTGTATATTTATCGTTATGCGGAAAATAAGGCGATACAGTTAGGAAAGATTTATCGTGTATTGAAACAAATATCAGTGGATTGTATTTTAAATCAGGGACAAAAGAAAATGTCCATAACCGATTTGAACGAAAAAATATCACTAAACCTTTCGACTTTGGATAAAAAAGGTAAACAAATACAAATAGAATATAATATTGGTGATAAACCCTATACAAATATTTGTGATTATATGGGAAATTGTGACTATCAATGTGTTCCTAATAAACGTCCTGAGGATTTGACAGTCAATAACTATACATATAATAATGATTATATGAAAAATAATAATGGGGTTTTGGTCGAAAAAATAAAAACACTTTATCGTGATAAACATAAAATTGCTTTCACTTTGGACGAAATTGTTTATGCAGTTAATGCAGTGAGACAATATCCATTGGACCAAATCTATTATGCATTGACGCATTTAATTAAAGATAAAAATGAATTGATGTTGGATTCAATTGGAAGACTGGGTAATTTAATCAATAAAGACAAATTTTACATATTTCAACCTCTGGAAATAACGGATACGAATGCCTCTATTTTTGAGAGAATAAATCCTGTTGACTATAAACAAAGGTCTATTTTGATTCCTGAAGATTATAAACATAGTGCGTTGATGTTTAATATACCAAAAGAACAGCAACAACCAGAAAATAAACAGTCTTCTTTTGACGAACTTGTTGGAAATATTACCGAACAATATAAAATCGCATTTATTGAAGATAAATTATCCGTAAAAGGTAAATTATGGGCTGAAAGTTTTAATTTTGTGTTGGATGAATTGAAAAATGTTTATAAGATTACTTTGGAAGATTTGCATAAATATTTTATCTTTCATTTGTTTGATACCTTTTCATTTGAAGAAAAATTAGTCATATTAAGAGGGGACGTTGTGTCTCTCCCTGACAATATCGCTGATTATGTGAAATTATATTTTGAATCCAAACAAATTCAAAAAACCATAATATTGTATGATAAAGAAAGCAATAGTAATAAATATTTTGTGAAATCAAAAGGGGAATGGACGGAAAAACAAAAGGCAACGTTTGAAGAAATTGTTTTTAATAATTCTGAATTAAAGGGTGAATACCAACGCAAATTTAAACCAAAA